CCTGCGGACAGCCTCCGTAAACTTCCTGAAGGTGCCGTGTACCGTGGCAAGAGCGGACAGGCGAATCTGACCGTAGGCAGCGACGACAGCGGGAACATCGTGGCCGAAGCCTCGTGTGACAGTCTGCAGCAGCTGGTGCTATGGTATGAAGAAGAGCTGGCGCGCATCCGTAGCGAAACCAAGAGCGAAATTTCAAATGACGTTCAAACAGTAGAAAAACGCCCTCCGAACCGGATGCGGACGTTTATCACAGGTGTATTGGCCGGCTTATTGGCCGGTGTGTTATTAACCATCAAACTTTATAAACGATGAACAAGAATTTCATGTACGGCATAGGAGCCGTAAAGTATAAGGATTTCACAATCGGGTATATTGAAAAGAACTCGTTTGACCTGGGCGGCAAGAAACCCGAGGCCGCGAAGATCGAGGCCGAACAGGTGCAGGGTGCCCCGGTGCTGGTCATCCCACAGAGTAACGGCGGCATCGCCCCGACGTTCAATGTGATCCAGATGAACTATTCGAACCTGCACAAACTGCTTGGCGGCAGCCTGCATTATAAGAAAGAAGACTCGGAAAAGAAAACTCCGATCGGCTGGACAGCCCCGTCGGAGGTGCTTGTCATGCAGGGACCATGGGAACTCTCCCTCGTGTCCGGACAGAGCGTACTGATTCCCAACGCCACGCTGCTTTCCAATCCTGCAGGCAAGCTGACCCTTACAGAAACCTCCAAGATAGAGGTTACGCTCGAAGTGGCGATGCCGGAGGACGGTTCGCAGCCTTACGGCGTGTTCGATACGGAAGCAATACCGGACGAGTGGGGGCAGTACAAGCTGCCGCCGGCGGAAGCCGCGGCTGCAGCATCGCTCCAAAGTGAGGAGGGCTAACGTATGGCTGACCGTTTGGAACAACTGATAGAGATGGAGTGTGCGGACGCGCTGCTTGACAGCGGCGTGTCCGTACCTCTTAAAAGGTGGAAGCTTCCGTGGCTGAAACGCCCGGTGGAGGTGCGTGTGACGATGAAGCGTCCGAGGCTGCGGGGTCAGATTCTGCTGGCGCGGGAATACCTGAAGACGGGTGTCAAACCCGATTGGCAACCGAAGGACAAGACCGAGGAACTGGCCTTTGTGGCGGAGCATGGTAAGGCTGTGAGCCGCCTGCTGGCCTATACGGTATGCCGGGGATACGTGTCGCGGCACGTGGGCATCGGGGTGACAGCGTGGGTACTGCGGAACTTTGTGGAGTGGCGTTATCTGACGGCCATGTTCCGAACATTCGAGCGTCTGATGGGCACGAAGGATTTTATGCGTATTATCAGCTCGACAGCGCGGGCGAACCCGATGACTCCGAGACTGAGCCAGGCAAGGAAGGGGAGTTAAGAACCCGGTATGAAGGTTCCCATAGCCCTTTCGGCTTCGTGTGGCAGATTGCATCGGCGACCGG